AAACCCTTCGCCTCATTGATTATACATACCCACATCAATAGCAGTTTTAACTTTACACTAACACCTTTTATGAATAATGGAGGGAGTGTTAGCGTTCAAGGATGTATTCCCTGTAAGGATTTACCCCTCCTAAATTAGGTAACTGGTAATCTTAACTTTTCTCTATCTAAATTTGCAACAGATAACTCTCCGTTTAATGCAAATATCTTTAGCAAAGATGAACGACTAATCCCATATCGTTCTGCTTTCGCATCTATAAATTTTAAATCTCTCTTGTTAATCTTTAAATTAATTTGTTCTGTAGCTTCGTTCATAACTTTTCTCAATCAAATAAGATGTATTATACTACAGTATAGAGAATCTATTTAAAGTTTACACACACCATCTTCACAATCATCATCTGATACAGACACTATATATTCATTGGTTCTTAAAGCAGGAAGAGGTGTCTTGGATAACTTAGTTAGTAGCTTACCATGTTTAAACTGTGCAAATAGATTATCGTAACTTCTTATCTCACATCTTTTGTAGTATCTTTCATAAGCCTCTTCAAACTTAAGGCTTAATACTGTTGCCCTTCTTGCATAATCTATTGCCAATGCTTCACATAATTCTAACCTCGTTAATTCCATTTTTTCCTAACTCCTTTTGTTTGTACAAGATGTAACCCTCTTTACTATATATCTTTCTAGCAAAAATCTCTACAACTTGTTTGTCATCTATAAAAAAAACACCATTCAAAGAATCTAAGATTGCTTTGATATAGTTATCAATGTCTGAATTGTTACTACAGTAGGTATTACTTAACTCTTCTTTCTTTTTCTTTGACCAAGACTTAGGTATCTCAACCATAAAGTCTATCTCTACAGAAACTAGCTTTTCACAGGGAGTCGTATTCAACTCACTTGTTAGTGCTTCCATGTCTGTTTTAAACTTAGTGTACTTCTTTGGATAGTATGTAGACCACCTGCTTACTCTTGGTCTACTGGCTGGTACTGGGTTTATTTTAAATTTCTCTGTGTAAATCATATCTAAATGATTCAAGTTTTTCTAGTGCAATTGATAATAGGAATCTTATTTCCATATCTCTTGGCTCATCCTCCTCTCTTGCAACCTCAAGAGCATCTTGAATGATTGTTCTTATTTCATCTAGTAATGTTTCATCTTGTTGTATACTCATTGTAAACTGCTATTTTATAATCTTGATTATGAGGTAACTTAATACCCCACTCACCAGAAAACATTTCTATTTCACAAATATAATCTATGAACTCATCAATACTTAACTTTCTAGTTGATGGTATCTGTGAAATTTTCTTGCCTTTCTTTGTGGTGAATTCAATTTTTGGTAGAAACTTATCTGCTAATACTAAATGCATTTCATCTTTGGAATAACCAACTTCCTTTGATAGTATCTCTACCCAATAAAAGTACAGTCTGTTTTGTGCATCAGAACGATTAGATTTTTTGATTGTAACAACCGCTTCGTCTGTTGTAGGATTCTCTCTGAAGTAATCTTGTACTAAAGTTTTAAATATTGCTTCTTTAGGTTTTTGTTTTTGTATAACTCTGCTTATCATAACATATTATCAATCTGTATTTGTATGTTTTCGATAGCTTTTCTTAAATCTTCTATTTGACCCTCACCTTTATGCTTATGACGATACCTAGTTAAGTACTTAACCGCACTACCAATAAAGAAATTAAAGTCTTGGTCTGCAATATATACTTTTGCTTCTATATCACCTTGCATATAGTGTGAGGGGTTTGTTACATTTTCATTTATGTTGTTATCCACCAACCCATCCCATAAATAATGCTAGTACAACAATGCCTAGAAAAACTGTTAGGCTTCTGTTCTTTAACACTTTGTCTACTAATACTTTTAGTTCTTCCATATCTTACTCCTTTAATTAAAATAAAATAGGGCTTTCTTTTAAACTGTAAACACTACTTTGCAGTACCATAAAATAAAAACCCTAGCCTATTTTAACTCAACTAGCTTCTCTCGTAAGAGAATTTTTTGTGTATTTATTACTGCTCGTAACATTTCTAGTTCAAGCCACTCTCTATCTATTGGTGGATTCAACTGTCGCCTACCATCTATAATGTCATGGCAACTGGCACAAGCATACATTCCATGAAGGTCTGATACCTTAGTTCCCATGCCTCCACCATTCATATGTGCATAAACAACAGTTTCATTTTCGGGCATACAGCCCTCTAATCTTACTTGGCAAGGCATACCCCTTGCTGATTGTGTGATTTTACTTGTCATATATATTTAACTCCTCATCTGAAAACTTAGAATACTGACCCTCAAACTTACACTTTACCCAACCTATCTTACCCATTCTATTCTTGGCTACTATAATCTCAGCCAATCCTTTATCCTCTGACTCTTCTTTCTTATAATACTCATCACGATAGACCATAATAATACAGTCTGCATCTTGCTCAATTTCACCAGAAGAGCGTAGGTCACTCATAAGAGGGCGTTTGTTTTCCCTCTGCTCTACTCCCCTATTCAATTGTGATAATAGAATTATGGGTATGTCTAGTTCTTTAGATAGATATTTTAGTTCTCTAGTTATGTAACCTAGTTCACTAATTTCTTTATTCTTATCGTACTTCATTATCTGTAAGTAATCAATTACTATAAAGTCCAAGCCAGTTTGACTATTCATTTGTCTAGCCTTAGAAGATATATCTCTTACTGATACATTACCTTTATCTAGTATGGTTAAGTGTTGTTGGTTTTTATTTGCTAGACTAGTAAAGAATTTATCATTCTCTTCTTCTGATAGATTGTTTCTTTCTACTTTGTTTAGATCAATTTCTGTATTACTTGCTACCATCTTCATCATCAGTTGTACTTGTTGCATTTCTAATGAGTAAAACAAAACATTCTTGGTGTGTGAGATGTTGTCTGCTATGTTAAGTGCAAGTGTACTCTTACCCATGCTTGGCCTACCAGCAAGAACAGTCAATGTACCCCCTCTCATTCCCCCCAAAAGACTATCAATAGAATCAAAGCCAGTAGATAATCCTGTGCCATGTTCGTTAACCTCATGGATATAGTCAACTGTCTTGCTTATGACATTATCCATTGAGCCTTCATCATCATTCTTTAACTGTGCTTGTAACTGTGTGATTGAAGTTACTGTGTCTTGATAGTTATCGTAGTTAATTCCTTGCTTTTGTTTTTCAATATCATTAGTAATTCTAGTGTTTCTAATGTGTGTAGCATAAGTAAAAATATTTGATAGACTTACACATTCTTCCATAAGTTGACATAAGAATGGAAAGCCAGTCCACTCACCACTATGATTACCTTCCATATCTATCCAGTTTCTCAAATGTAATGGGTCAATATGTTCTTCTTCATCTCTCATTTCGAGAATGTATTCCCACAACTGAGCTAGATTATGGTCTGAAAAATCACACCCATCTAACCCACTTGATAATACTTCTGTAAGTTTAGAAGAATCTAATAGTATGCCACCCAATACTTGACGCTCTGCATCTAATGAGTTTTTCATTCTGTCCTCCAATCGTGTTGTTCGCCATAGGGATTAACAGTAGGCTTTACATCTTCTATCATTTCCCATCTGCGTTGGTTAATAAATGTTGCTAAGTGTGGTATGTATTTTGTTTCACACCCCCACTTTATATTCATGTCATGTAGTTTAGGTAATACAGTTCTCCAATCTTTATGTTTTTTAAAGTTGCTGAACTCTGTATCTAGTCCACGTTTTTTACCTTTGTAGTTTGTTCTAAATTTTTCAAAGGCTTGTTCTTCATGTGGCTGATGTGCTTTTATATTTTTTTGTTGTTGTATTTCTTGTCCACAACAAGGACAATTAGTTTTCATAGGTAATCCTGTTCGTTGTAAGTGCCAAAGTAAACGTCTTATTTTTTTGTTCATATCCTTTTGAGAGCAAAGTGTAACCACTCTCTATCTTTTTCTTCTTCGCTAGTAAGTGTGCCTTTCGGCTTAGTCTTAATAGGTTTACATAAGATATGCTTGGGGTCTGTACTTTTTTGTAGTCTTGCTCTAACTAATCCAACTGCAATATCTTTATCTTTCCATTTACTTCTTAGCTTGTTAAGTAATAGTGGTACAGTCCACTCGCTACCATCATCTAATACATAGACACGCAATGGTCTAGCCTTACGAACATTGCGTGTACTCTTATCCTTAGAATGGTAAGTCATCTTCTTCATCATCAACTACTGCTGACTGTGATTGTGTGACAACTTGTTGATTGTCTTTTAACTTAATACTAAATGTAAGGTTAGGTGCTTTAGGGTTAGAGTCTTTATCTTTAGCCCATGCTGATACCCAATACTCTGCTCCATCTACATTAAGTGTGCCTGTGTAGTGTGGGTGTTTGTCTGTTTCTCTTTTGTCATTCTTCCAGACACTACCTCGGTTTGTGTTATCGTATTCCATAATCCTCCTAGGATTGTTATTTAAAATAACTATTATACACTATGTT